CGGCATCAAATACCTAGACCAAGGCAGCCGAGACCAAGGCAGCGGCACGCGCAATTTCGTGATATTAAGTAATGCTCTTGCTAAGACGGTACGCTAGCAGGTAGAGTCAAGCCTATGAAAAGGAAGGACAAGTACACCCCTGTCCAGATTGAGGACGGCAAATGGTATCGCGTCCGAGGATACACGCACTCGGAGTGTTGTGATTGCGCATTGGTTCACAAAGAAGAATACCGTCTTGTAGACGGGCAGCTTGAATGGAAGGCCACAAGGGACGACAAAACAACCAAAGTTCGTCGTAAAGAATTAGGTATAAAGGTGACTTGTGCCGCTAAAAGTGACTGATGAAGAGTTCGTCGAAATATGGAATCGATTGAGAGAACCTAGAAAGATTGCACTGCATTTTGATCTAGATATCAGAAGCGTGCATTCAAGAAGGAAATCAATTGAAACAAGGCTAGGGATTATTTTACCAAGCAAAAACACTAAAAAAAATACAAGCAACATCAAAAACATACAGCGATCCATGAGCGAACAAGCCTCGGAAAAGCGTGCTCGCGTTTACCAGAAAGAAATCAACGAGACGCTAGTTGACGGAATCATCATGGTTGCCAGTGACGCCCACTACTGGCCGGGCATCGTCAGCATCGCCCATCAAGCCTTTTGTAAGTTAATCAAAGAGTTAAAGCCGCAAATCGTTGTGCTCAACGGCGACATCTTGGACGGCGCCAGAATCAGCCGGCACGCTCGCATCATGTGGGAGCCGCAGCCGAAGTTAAAAGACGAATTACACGCGGTTCAAGACCGCTGCGCCGAGATCGAACGAGCCGCAGGCAGCGCACAATTGATACGATCCATCGGCAACCACGATGCCCGATTTGAGACCATGATGTCTTCTAGCGTCCCAGAAATCGAAGAACTACCCGGGTCTACTTTGTTTGATTATCTACCAAACTGGAGAGCGTCTTGGGTCATTCATATCAACCCCATCACAGACGGATGGCTATCCATTCGGCATCGGCCCGTCAGCGGCGGTATCCACGCTTCCTATAACAGCACCTTACGAGCCGGTGTTTCTTATGTTCATGGCCACCTTCATAAACTTCAGGTTACGCCTTGGAGCGACTATCGCGGTCGTCGATACGGTGTAGACACCGGGACCCTTGCGGAACCATGCGGGCCTCAATTCAACTACACCGAGGCTGGCCCAGTTAACTGGACCTCTGGCTTTGCCGTTCTTACTTTTGTAAGCGGTAAGTTGCTTCAACCCGAATTGTGCGTTGTTGAACATGGCAAGGCTTGGTTCCGAGGTAAAGAGATTTAAGGGAATTTGATGCCGTCCGTTTCCACCTTCTGGTTTTGAAGAGAATCCACATACGCTGTAATGATGGTTTCAATGAACTGCCCGAACTGATCGGGGTTGAATTCCATAAAGTTATAGACGCCCGAGGCTTCAATAAAGTACCCCGCCGCTGCGGCAGCGTCATTGATGGCCAATTGCTCGTTGGGTGATTTGTCAATCATATAGTCATCCATACATCGCATTGAGCAGAATTGCGCCCGAGGCCGGGTTACCCTCATGGGCGGCATGTACAAAAACCCCCGAGCTTCGCGTCGGCACATCCGGCACAAACCTAAACTCGACAATTTCCGTGTATTGACCATTTTTCCGAACCCTGATTTCAAAAGGTTTGCGTAATGCATCTGCATTAACAAGGGCTTCGGCTGTACTAGTTGGCAAAACGCCCGGGCTACTCATTCTAGACCTCCACCACTTTTGTGCTTTGCTGCGTGGAAACCCTTTGTGATCGAAGCATACCCACTCCCGATATGTTTCCATCCCACATCGGTATTCTACCCTCATGGAGTCGGGCTTACCTTCTTTCTTGTGTACCCTATAGGACACACTATTGACCTTAATCCACGATGTGGGTGCATCTACGGTCATGGCCGGTAAAGTGGTGGCTGTTTGATCAATGGCGAGCGGTGTATCGGGCCACACATAACCGCAATCCGGGCATTCAGCGCAGCCCGCGAAGACGATGCTTTGGCACTTGGGGCAGTTTTTGGTCGGTGCTACGCCCTCTCCGGTTGATTTACGGGGCTTCTTGGGGTTAACCCGATCCACTGGACCATGCCGAGCAATATTCCCTGCAAAGTCCAATACCAAACAATCGTTCTTGCCAGCGAAGTTACGCATACCCCGACCCATGATCTGGATGTACAACCCGGTTGACTGCGTCGGTCGAAGCAGGGCAATCATATCGACCGCTGGTGCGTTGAATCCTGTCGTCAGAACGCCCATAGAGGCAATAGCGCGGATTTTACGGGCCTTGAAGGCAGTGATGACCCGATCGCGCTCGTCGCTTGGGGTGTCTCCAAAGATCGTCGCGCAGTCAATCCCGTGGCTACGGATCAACTCAGCAATTTGATTGGCGTGATTAACGCCTGCGCAAAAGATCAACCATGATTGTCGGTTCTCGCCATAAGAGACGATTTCGCGCACTATGGACTCGTTGACATCCCGTCGATTGACAGCGCGCTCTAATTCACTGGCTACGAAATCCCCGCCTCGGATGCTTACCCCGGCTACGCTCAATCTCGTTTGCGGTTGCTTGGATACCAACTTGGTTAAATACCCCTGCTCAACCATGTCCTTCAATTCAGCCTCGTAAGCAATCGCGTCAAAGAGCGACCCGTCGCCCATGTGGAGAAGACCCGAATCCAAGCGGTAAGGAGTCGCCGTCAACCCGATCACCCGCACATGCGGGTTCATAATCTTCAAGTTATTCAAGAACTTCTGGTACATCGTGTTGGTTTTTCTCGGAATTAGGTGCGCCTCATCTACCAACACTAAGTCAACCTTTGTAAACCGCGAGGCTTTGCCATATACGGACTGTATACCGCAAAACACGATTGACGGATCGTAGTCCCTTTTGTTTAGGCCTGCCGAATTGATGCCCGCCGGGGCTTCGGGCCAGAACCCTTTGAGTTCCTCATAGTTTTGTCGAATCAGCTCACGCACATGCGTAATGACCAGAATCTTGGTGTCGGGCCATTGAGTCAAGATGCGTTTACAAAAGTCAGCGATTACTACACTTTTGCCTGTTCCTGTTGGCAACACAATCAACGGGTTGCCTTCTTCTTCTTGAAAATACTTTAATGTACTTTCAATGGCTTCTTCTTGATACGGTCTTAACTTAATCATGCTACCTCAAGCATCAAATTCCGGCCTTGGAAGGTTTGACAAAATCCTTTCCGCCAATTGCTTGACATTCATCAATTCCGCATGGGAATTAGAAATCACGAGCGCATAACAGTAAAGGTCCAATGCCTTCATAATCAAGTACATATCATCGCCCGTGATTAAGAAAGTGCTTTCTGTTTCGTAATTTTCTAAGTCGTCGAATTGATCCATGTCTTTCCATCCCTCATTCGATATTCAACCCAGTTCTCATTAGAGTTTACCTGTTCACCGGGAATAATATCTGGAACAAAAAGATGGTGTTCGCAGCCATTTAATTGATCTTGGATGTCAAGTTCTTTTTTGTGAAATTCGCATTTCCAACCGCCCGTTTTAAGCGGAGAACTGTGCAAGCAGGTCCTGCACGATTTCTGACGCGGCAATTCGTCTTCGTGGCACAATCCGTGAAAAGCGCAGTACTTGCACTCATGCCAAGCCGGGTCGGAAGATATTCGTGCCGCAGGCCGTGGCATAAAGATGATACGCCGTGCCTTCTCAATGAACTTTTCGGCTTCTTCGGCGTCGTATTGGGTTACGATGCTCACGATGTCCCGCACACCGGGACTGCCTACGGTCAAGTAATGCTTCTTTGCTTCAAAGAAGTGCATGTACACTTGGGCTTGTGCGTAATAAACATAGTCCCAGTTCTTCAAAGCATCAACATCGCCCCTTAAAGACTTGAGCGAAACCAGTTTTTTGTACTTGGCTTCGTTGGATATCTTGCACTCCCAAACATAAAGCGTTTCGGGGTCTTGCAACAATCCGGTCAGCAGTCCGTCGCAGTTGCCGCGAAAGTGACCGCCAATCGATTCAAAAGAGTGCTGGACACCGGGTTCCTTTTCCGTGGAAAGATCGACAGACGGAACAGTCTTCAACAGCATCGCAATGATGTGTTCGCCTCGATGGCCATCGTTGATTCTTCGCAGCCCAGCGGCGTCAATAAACCCGTTTTTAACCCATCGGAAATTAAGCCAGAGTTTTCGTTCGCAACTGTCGCCGATGGCTGATGCGCCCAAATAAGGTCGAGTGCGGGTTTCTTGGTTTGATTCCATGATGGAATCTATTGCCCTCAAAGTGGGGTCTTCAATCTCGGGAAGCTTGACCATTGTCAATAATCTCCACTTCTGATTCTGTTTCTATCCATACTCGCGCTCCACAAGACAATGGTTTATCAGGTGAATACACCACTTTTGATGGCCCTTTAATGGAAACTTCGTAAGCATAAGTATTTGACTTGTAATTTTTTACGGTCAACACCGGGTCATTAATTCCTTCTTTTTTATTCTTTCTTATAACATGTTGATTTACATGAATAATCGTTTTCATATGCTCTCCGAAGACGCGCGACACCCGACTGGTTTTTGGGGGGTTGGGCTAGACATCTAGCCGGGTGCCGCGCTTTTTTACTTCTTAAAACGCTCCCAAGGCTTGGGCTTCGGTGCTGACTCTGGGGCCGCTGCCACCGTTTCCTTGGCGCCGTTCGCGCTTTGGTAAGCCGCCCGAGTTTCCAACTGACCCTGCTTGTTTTCCTTATGGGTGATGACCACCTTCAGGGGCTTGAAGTGCAACTGCTCAGAGTCGGTCGGAAGTGTTGAAAAGTTCAACGCCGCCGTGATCGCCGCAAGCTGCTTCTTCGCAACCTTGACGGTCACCTCGTTCTTGTTGAAAAGGTTCAGACGCTCCCAAAACTTACGACCCGCGTACTTCGGACCCAGAATCTCAAATTCCAGCCACAAGTACTCGCCGTCGCCTGCTTTGGTAGCGCGCATCTCTGACTGCACGATTTGCATCGTGTAATCACCCACCGGAAGAATCTCCGGTGCGCCGTCGTTGATGCCCTCAAAATCAGCCGGGTTCAAGTTCAGTTTCGCCATGTTTATTCTCCTACCACATTGTTCATCGCCGTGCTCAGAGCATCGGCAAACTTGTTGTAATCCAGTGGCAGCATGTCTGGCAACGGCCAACGAGACTTCGCCTGCCATCCCGGACGCTCTTGTGTGTACAACACTCGACTGCCACTACCGACGGCGCGGGTCACCTTCTGGTTAAAGCCCACATCGCTTTTCACCGTGCTGTATTGCTGGTTCGCAAACATCAAGATGTCGCACCATTCCGCAATGAGGCTGGCGCTGCCGTGGTGCAAGTCCAACTGGTAACGGTCATACGGATCCGCGAGCGGGTCATCAAACCGCTTCACTTGCGTATGCGCCAACAAAATGACTTGCATGCTCTTGTCAGCCCGTAAGTGATCCAGTCCGTCAAGAATTTGACGCCAGTAATCCGTCGCGCTCTTGTAGCCCCGACCGTAACCGATGGCATCAATCGTTGCGACATTGTTGTCACGCGCCACTCTTTTGTGTACCAACAACTCTGCCCAATCCGCAGAGTCAATGACCACAGTGTTGTAGTCGTGCTCCTCGGCAGCGAGTGAGCCAATCGCCTCCATGATATCGTCAAACGATTGCGCTTGAGGAAATGCCATGACATTGATTGCATCCAGCCCCTCCTCCGTTGGGATAAACACCGGATTTGGCGCCTGAGCCGCAAAGGTGCTCTTGCCGATTCCATGCGTGCCGTACAGCACGATTCGGGGCGGACGGGCCACCCCTGACTTCTTCAGACTTTTAAGACTAATCGCCATCTTATGCTCCCATCACGATTTGGACAGTGGTTTTGGCTGGCTCCACGGTCAACGCCGGGGCCAGAATCTTGTACAACTGGGGTTCGTTGTTGGCGAGGTACTTCACGCCGGTTTCGTCCAGCGTGCGCTTGACCGGCCAGAGATTCTCCGGAATCTTGCCCGAAACCTTGTCAAACTTCTCCCAGTCAATCTTGCGACTGATCCGCCCGGTGATCGTGACCTTGTAGCCACCCACCGTGTGGGTCTTGGACCCCTCGTCGCGCTTGCCCAGAACGGCAACAAGCTCCTCTTCAAGAGCGATCCGGTCTCGCTCCGCCTGCTTTTCGGCCTGCTTGGCCTTGAACAGGTCCTCTGCAATCTCAAGTTCAGTTCTCATGTTCAACTCCTTGGGTTAAGGTTCATCACAACCCGACTATAGGCCCACTTGTGACGGAATGCAAGGGGTGGCATGATGTCACCAGAAATGACGCTTCAAGAATGGTTGAATCGGGAAAACTTGACGCATGAGCAATTCGCTGCTATGTGCGGGTGTACCCGTGCCGCCGTTAGTCGCTGGGTTGCGGGTTCCAGAACGCCATCACCTAGGTGGTTGAAAGTCATCGAACGAAAGACCAAGGGAGAAGTCGCTGCTAGTGGTAGCGGTCAACTGTCTGACCGAGATGCTGCGTTTCTTGAAATTTACCGAAATGGTTACACACTTTCGGCAGCGGCAAAGAAATTGGGAATTCATAGAAACACGCTCGGTCGATATTTTTCTGGGCAATCTCAAACGCCCTCATTCATTGTGTCAAAGATCAATAAATTGGCGGGGTTGAAATGATTAGCATCGTGATACACGGCAAACCGATTGGCAAAGCACGACCAAGGTTTGGTCAAAGAAAAGACGGTAGCGTGATGACCTACACGCCACGCGAAACACGCAATTATGAGCAAGCCGTTGCAGTCCTTGCGCAGTGCGCAATGTCGGGCAAAACGATGCTGGAAGAACCCGTGCGCGTGACGATTCATGCGTTCTTCAATCATAAAAAAAAGACAGGCTATCACACTTCACGCCCGGACCTTGACAACATTATCAAGGCGATCTTGGACGGACTCAACGGTGTTGTCTTCAAGGATGATTCTGCCGTCGCGTACATCATTGCGTCTAAAGTTTTTGGCGACGAGCGCGTGGAGGTCATAGTCGAAAATGTCTGATTACATGCGTCAATACGCCTCCAAATTGGTGGATGGCGGATACCGAATCATACCCATCATGCCCGGCACCAAACGCCCGGGTCGGTGGGATGGTGAAAAATGGGGTGAACTTGCGCGGTGGACGGAAATTGACACCAAACAAGCCCATGTTGACTTGTGGTCGGAATGGCCTAATTGCGGCATCGGTATCTTAACTGGCGAAGTCGTTGCCATTGACATTGACATCTTGGATGAGTCCATTGCGATTTCCATCGGCGAAATCTTCCAAAACCGCTTGGGCGTCACGGATTTGATTCGGGTTGGACGGTCGCCCAAAGCCTTGTACTTGTACCGCACCGAAGAACCGTTCACCAAGATTTCCATGCATCCCATCGAAGTGCTGGGCTTGGGTCAGCAGTTTGTGGCTTATGCAACGCATCCCGAAACGGGTAAGCCCTACAGCTGGCCTTTGGAATCGCCCCATCAAATCCCAATCGATAGTCTGCCGGTTGTTACCCGAGAGCAGGTTCTGCGAGTGGCCGAAGAAGCCTACCAGACGCTCCCAGCGGCCTTGAAAAGACCTAGGCTGGTGACCACGGTCACAGAGTCCAAGACTTCCTACGACGGGCTGGTGGGCACGATGGCGGCTGTTGAGGATGCCCTGAAGTTCGTACCTAACCCGGATTTGTCTTGGGACGATTGGAACCGCATCGGCATGGCGATTTATTGCGCAACCGAAGGACGCGGGCTTTACATCTTTGATCAATGGTCGAAAGAATCCACCAAATACGATTTGACCGAAACCCATGCGCGTTGGGAGCATTACGGTAAGTCGCCGCCTACGAAAATTGGCGCGGGAACCCTGTACTTTCTAGCGCAAAAGAACGGCTGGCAACCGCCCCCGCATCTAGATTTGAATCCCAACAAGTCCATCAAGGTTGATTTAACTAACATCAAGGAACCCAAGCGACCGCCCAAGAGTACGAAAGAAAATTTCCCGCATGAGTGGTTCCAAAGTCCCTCCTTGGTTGGAAGGGTTACCCGGTGGATCAATGCCACATCACAACAACCACAACCGACCTTCGCGTTGTTGAACACTTTGTGCATGTTTGGTGCGATTTTTGGGCGACGGTACGCGATGGCGCATTTGAATACTCGGTGCAACATCTTTTCGATTGCCGTCGCAAAAGCAGGCGCAGGCAAGGACCACAGTCGCCAGCGAATCAAGGAATTGATGAACGCAGCCGGGTTGCATCCACTCATTTGCGGCGACCGATTTTCATCGGGTGTTGCCATCTTGCGCACGCTGCATGACTTCCCATCGCGGATTTCACATCTGGATGAAATGGGGCTATATCTACAGAGTTTGACGGCGAGAAACGCGGCGAGCCATCAGCGTGACATCATCAAGACTTTGCTTGAAGTCTACTCTAGCAGCGCCGGGATGTATCACGGCCAAGAATACGCCGATGCCGTCAATCGGGTGAGGCTCGACATCAATCAACCGAATTTCAATTTCTTCGGGACCACAACGCCTCGGACACTGATTCCAGCACTGAATTTTGATATGGTGGATAACGGGACTTTGTCTCGCATCATGCTGATTCCGCCGTTTGAAGAATACCCAGAAACACAAATCCCCCAGCTTTCGCCGCCACCCGAAGATGTCGTGAAAGACATCATGGATTCGTACAATGTTGTGGCCCCGAATGTCGGTAACCTGTCAAACCAGCCGATGTTACCCAATTCCCCAGTGGTTCCAATGATCGTGCATTGGGAGGACACCGCTTTTGAAGAGTACAAGTTGGTAAGAGAGTGGCAGTTGAAGAAGTGCCGAGCGGATGAAGCCTTGTGGGTGCGCTATAGCGAAATCACCGTCAAGATTGCCATGATCGAAGCCATTGCTCGCGATCCCATTTCACCGACCGTGACCTTTGAAATTTTCAAGATTGCCAACGACTTGGTTCGCTGGTCATTCAACTACACAGCGGATCTTTTGTATCGCGAAGTCGCAGAAAACGAAATTGAAGCATCGCACAAAAAGGTGTTGAACTTCATCCGTAAGCAGGGCGACTTGGGCGCGAGCAGCACGCAACTGGCTAAGGGTATGCAAGGCATGAAAGCCCGCGACCGCAACGAAATCCTTCAGACGCTATTGGAATCAGGCGACATCATGGAAGAAGTTATCAAGCGTGACGGACCCGGGCGAGATCGACGCATCTATCGGGCGAGGAAGTGATTACTTAAAATCCCTCGGATCTTTGTTAGCTAACCAAGACACATACCAAAGCGTCTTCCGAGCGTCTTGTTCAACCGGGTCTTTGTGCCCTAGCCGCCATAGATACGCCACCGCTGTTCCGCGCAGAAACCCGCGCCACTCCTCTTCGGTCAACATCGACCGGATGGCGTCAATGCATTCGATGTCACCCTTCCGGTAATGGTGCGGGTTGACCGGATCGGTTTGCCTTTCGTTTGGCGTGACTGAGCTTGGCCATTCGCTGGTAGTGTTCTCGGGACCGCCGCTTCTTGTTTCCTCGTCCGGATTTACCCCCACGCTTCCCGATGCTGGCCAAATACTCTTTGATGACACTATCGTCTCCCATTTCTAAGTGACTCCAATTCCGCTTGCAATGTTCTGATTTCTCGTTCCAAAACTTCCGCTTGTGCCCACAAACCGTGTTGGCGCACATCCACCAACGCCCCGTGGACTTGTTGTCGTTGGGATTGTCCGTAGCCCCAAGGAGCCGCTGCCATTTCGTTTTTCCACGCACCCGGCGGTGACTGATCATCGATAATCACGAAGCACCTCCACGACTTGCTCAACCACATTGTCCCAAGGCGAAATCATGTTGTCCCTTGAGAAGATTCGCACGCTTGGGTACCACAGGCTTTGGTCGCCCCGCTTGTTGCCCCAATACCAAAGTTTGTTGGCATCCATCAAAAGCACGGGCACCCCCAACGCCCCTGCCAGATGCACCGTTGAACTGCTGATAGCGACGATCACATCGCACAACACGCAAAGCGCGGCCAAACCCTCAAGGTCTTTGTAAAGGTCCACCGATGCCATCTTGATGTTGACTTGATGTTGTTTGTTGAATTGATCAATCGCTCGGCGGTCACTGCCGTATTGCAAATTGATTAGATTGGTGCCCAACGCCATCACCGGCAGCAATTGCACAAGATCAATGCTTTTGTGCAGGCCAATCTTCGGCGCGGAACTGACCCAAGACAGTCCAATCGTCAACTTGTTCGGGTCAAGTCCCAATTCTTCGCGGTATTTCTTCACAAGTTCTTGATCTGCTTGCAAATATTTGCGCGCAACAAACCGCTCAATATCGTCCAAGTTTTTGATGAACGACCGACCGATGCTGGCGAAGGGGATTTGTGATGTATGCAAGTCCGACCGCACTTGTTCAATGCTAGGCATAAAGTGCACATCCGGCATCGACCGGGCGAAGATCGAAACCAATCGGGGATCCAGCATCGCTGTTACATAATCGGCTTGCTTACGAATCGCGGGGATCAGCGACCCGTAGATGATTTGATCTCCAATGCCCTGCTCGCCCCAAAGCAGCACCGACTTGTGTTCACTACCGATGGACCATTGCGGCTTCTGCGTCGTCAACTTGCGAGACTTGAATCGGCTAGAGGCCCACCGCTTTTCATATAGCGGCCAACCCGTTTCAAAGTCATTCAATTGCAGTGACAACAAACCCAAAATCCAATTGGCATTCGCATCATCAGGTGCAAGTTCGTTGGCTTTCGCAAAGTCATCTCTAGCCAAATCCCATCGACGCATTTCCCAGTGCGATGCGCCTCGCTGAATGTACGCCTGCAAGTGATCGGGCTTCAACGCCAACGCTGCCGTGTAATCTTCAATTCCAGCGTCGTATTTTTGCTGCTCGGCCTTCGCCATACCACGATTGATCAGATCATCCGCCGTCAAGGGGCTGCGCCTCGCGGCAGCGTCGTAATACTTTTCGGCTTCATCAAACTTGCGCATGACTTGCAACAACCGGGCTTTCGCTCGATACGCGGTTGCATCTTTGCGGTTAAGCGAAATTGCAAAGTTACAAAGGTCTAACGCTTCTTCGTGTTTGCCCGATTGAAAGCATGCTTCAATCTTCTTAATTGCTTTTTGGTATTTGGTCATAGTCCTATTGGCCCTTAATCATTAAATCTTCTTTAACCTTTAGCCATTCATTGGCGTATTCGACATTCTTCCAGTGATCAAACCACGGACCGCCTCGCGTAAAATGAACCGCAACAGGGTTAGGTTCATCGTGTTTGGTGTACCATCCTTCCAAGTAGTTATAGGTAATGGGCAGTTCACCGATGAGATAGTCATCCAACCACTCAAACTGATGGAGATACATCCCCGTGGATTCGTTCACAACATCGGGAGTCAGCTCTCTAATTGCTTCATGCCCGCAATTGAAAAGCATGAACGAACTCCAGTTCTTTCTGTAATACAGATGTTGCGGCTTGTTATCCATCTTGACCGTTTCGGCAGGCCGGTAATCGTGCTTTACAAGCACGCACGCTTTTGTCCGGTCGGCGTAGCCAAGCAATCCCGCAATGTCCCGCCTGAAAAGAAAATCGCAGTCGCAAAACAACGCCCAACCATCATACCCCGCGAGGTATGGAGTCAAAAACCGCGTAAAACTAAATTCTGTAGAGGATAGCGGATCGTTCTCACGCCAGTACAAGTTACGCTCGCGCATGTCTTGAATCTTGATCGGCTTGATATCCAACCAAATGGAAGAATTACGGGCCAAAGACTCTCTACACACTTGATATGCAATGTCTTCTCGACTGTCGTAGCCGATGAATACTTTAAGCATTAAGGAACGCCTCTTTCCTGAGAGGACCTTTGTAATGAAAGATTCTTGGGGTAACTCCAGCCACTTCACGACCGGGTAAACATGCAAATTCGTTTTCATTTATTTCACCTAAGCTTTCTTCTAAAAGCATGTGCGAATAAATCTTCAAGGCCTCTTGATCGCCATACCAAGACATCAAATTTGCGTCCAGCAATCCCATCAAGATTGAAATGCATTTCCATTGATGCCAGTCTTTTGCAATCACCGCGCAGCCCAAATATGGATACAGGTCACCCAACGGAATGCCTTGATATTTCTTAAATGCTCCTTCAAATTGATTTCCGTTGAATTCAAGGCCCAAATCAAATGACCGACGACACAACATGATTTCTCGATCACCCAAGATCATCTCTGGGTCAACAGGTAGTTTGAAAATCATATCGGTGTCAATGTACATCGCAGGTACAGTCATCTTGGCGGCAAAAAACGCACGAGTGCGCCAATACATCAATTGATTCTTGTTGCCCTTGGTGATCTTGCGCTCGTCCACACCCGGGACTTTTGGGGTCGAATCGTCTGTACACATCGTTACATGCGCATCCGGCATCACTGATTTAAGTGAAGCAACCATCTTGCTTGGAATCGAAATGTCTTCGCCCACATGAAAAAATACAAAATGTTTCATTCTTCTTCCAGCGGGTCGCGCAAAAACACGGTCGTTGCCGTTGAAGGCATCACCGAATAGTGATTAAGCACATCCACGCATCGGTTGATGGTTTGCTCGCGAATCAGCACCGCCAGTTTGCAGATAATTTGAGCATTATTCTTCGGAGTCGCCACCCCGGCTGCGTCAAATTCGCGGGCCGTCTTTTCAACAAACGCCCAGTCAAAGTAGTCCAATTTTCCTGTTGGACCAATTTTGCACCAAGCTTCTTCAGTGCTTTTTACTTCTGGCTTTACCAAAAAGTCAAAGTCCACATCGTCTTTATCGCTCATGTTGATTCCTCGTTGAAATAAAACCATTCACAAATTTGAGTCATCACTTCCATACGGATTGTTTCGACCATTTGGTCTTCGGATGGCTCATCGGTGTACTTGAACGCCCGGCGAACACCCAGCGCGATACCATCTTCAACAGCCATTTGAAGAATCTTATAAGTGTCTGGGGTCATTCTTTGCTCCACATAAAGCGGAAACGGCGTTTGAATCGTTTTGTACACAGCGTCAGCACAAATCCGTTGCCGGGGAGCGTAAGATTCAATCCGGAGCGGTACTCACATCCTTCGGGGCGAAGCCAAAACCATAGCCATCCACGGGTGCGATTCATAAACACTCCAGTTTGCAGAGACCGCACATGCATTCAATGGCTTTGGCCCTCTCTCCACGAGTACAACGCTGCGCAAGAGCCAGAAACTGTTCTAGTTTCTCAGGCGTGACATCTTCATTGCCCAGTCTAAACACAATCCCGGCATGGTGGGCCAGTTCGATGATTTCATCCTTGTTCATACCGCCCCCATGAGCCTGTACGCGACTTCAATTGGCAGAGTTACAGAAACATACACTCGGCGCACCGGACACCAGTAGTGGATTGTGGTCATTGGCCCCTCGCACGGATGGCAGCGGCGCAATACAAAGGCCCAGCGTCGGGCAGCAGCGCGGTGTCCTCGCAAACCTTCGCACACGCCTC